CAAGGTGGTCTACAAAAGCGTATCAGTGCTATTCATGGATTCTTTTGAAGATGCTTTCGATTCACAGGGAAGGGTACTTGACGAGACAGCCCTACAAGCTCACAAGAGATATGGTGAGGCAATGTCGGGGCTTGGTGAGGCGATTGATAAACTGGATCAAACAAGGAAACTCATTTGATGAGACAACCTATGAATTGGAATGAAGCCGGTTACTACTTCTCTGAAATGGATAAAACACGTTTTGATCGTAACGAGAGGCTTGGTCAGGCTATTCTGAATGACAATCCACACCTTTGCCCTAACCCACGTATCTATTACAGTGAGGATATTATGGAGATTGCTGAGTGGTTTGTGAATGAGTCTGGGCTGTTTGATGGGGGAGAGAATGACAGCAAACTTTTTCGATAGTGATTGGGATTATTATGAAAGTCGCTTAACTCCTGAACAGCGACTTGCCCATGCTATCCTGGATGGTGAGGTTGACACAGAGAACTTCTGGGAGTGGGTCTGGGGTCAGCA